GGTATATCACTGACTCCAGATGTTCTCTGGAACTTGGCTCCTTGGAGCTGGGCTACCGATTGGTTCGGCAATACAGGCGATGTTATATCGAACTGGACTGCTTGGGCCATCGACAACCAGGTTTTGTTGTATGGGTACATGATGGAACATATTGTTCACACTTATACCTATACATTCGTGGGAAAGACTGGATTTTACCAGTCTGACGCACGACCTGTTAGCGTCACTCTTAGATCTGAATCTAAGATACGCATCCAGGCATCTCCGTATGGTTTCGGCTTGAGCTTCGACGACTTGTCGTTGAGGCAAAAGGCGATTGTTGCTGCCTTGGGTTTAACCCGTGGCAAGTAGCAGAAGAATGTTCTGCGTTTCAACGCCAAATTGGGAGTCTAACCGGGCTCCTAGGAGTGATGCTGATGTCTTTCTCTGACCCGCTCTCAGTCACCATTTCGGCTGTGACCACACCCCTCCCGCGAACCGGCGATGCGCCGGGCGCAGGGGACGGTACGGTCTACCGGAGTGCTGACGGACTCATTGTCCTGACCGCCTCCCATGACATGGGAAAGCGGACAAGGCGAGTCCTGCGGATCGACACTGCGAAGTTGACGGCAGACCCTTTCAAGCCTGCCGAGAATGTCAAGGTGTCCATGAGTAACTACATGGTCTTTGACATTCCGCCCGCCGGCTTTACGGCCGCCGAGGCGCTTGCGGTGTACACGGGCTTCAAAACCCTGTTCACTGCGACTTCGGACGCGATGATTGTGAAGCTGCTCGGTGGCGAGTCCTGAGGAACCGCGGACTTATAAGTCCGCTAAAGTTCCTTTGGGCCTGCATACCATTCAGCTCCTCTCACCATGTCATCAGATAGTACTGAGCCTCGAGGAGGTGGGGACGTCGAAAGACGAACCCATTCCCGAAACTCAGGTCAATCTCCTAGAAGAGTTCTCTCTTCTGGAAGGCGCCGTGCTGATCACGATCCGCGTACGACGTTCACGAGGAAATTCCTTGTGATTGTCGTCGCGGTGATCAACGCGATCTATCTCATCAGTGAGGCATTCTTGGCCGGTAGCAGTTTTTGCTAACCGGGAATGCCGAGAAGTTTCCCATTGTGAGGCGCGACCTAAGCAAAAAGTGGAAGGTTTCTTACCTTCTGCTTGATGTATGGCCGTTCTTCATTTCCGGGTGACATTCAGACGTCAGCTAGGGATGACCACCTCTAGTAAGGAGGGATCATGAAAAGCCTGACGTCACTCTGGTCCATTGCAGCTCATGAAATGGCTGCAAGATGTTGCACTAGCGCCACGATGGACATAAACTATGTCCATCGTCGGATTGAACACGAGGGGTTAGCCTTCTTGGCTATAACCCTGGCGGACCTTGGAAAAGCTACCCAAAAGTGGCTAGACCATGGTCTCGTCGTCTCATCCGATTGCTCTGCCTTTAAAACGGCAGGCTCTCGGAATAGGCTCCCTGCTTTTCTGCAAGGTTTCTATAGACGTGTGTTCGATCCTTGTAGTGGCACACTATTGAATGATCCCGACATCGAAGCAATCTATGCTATCCGTCAGCTTACGCTGATGTTTAGCAAGATCGCCCTCCCGAGGGAGTCCCTTTCGGGTACTCCCAATCAGGTTGTTACTCCTGATCGCGAGAGGCGAGCGATGTTCGAGTTTGTCCAATGTGAGCAGGAAGTTAAGTTCTCTGACTCCATCCTTGATCCTGCCTTTTTGGCAGATTTTAGGCGTATGTCAGAGGTGCTATACGGAGGCCTCTTTGACTGGTTGGAATATCAACTAGCCAGTCAGAAGCTTATCCCGAAGCACGGCCCAGGCGCTGTTGCGGACAGGCTTACCAGCAATGGTAAGTATAATGCCCGCACCTGGACCACCAGACTTCAGTCGGTTTTTCCGGCTGAAGACTACCTAGTTCCGAATGCCCATTTTAATGGGTCAACGGTTTCAGCTCGCTGTTATAGCGAGTCTGCTGCCCTGCACTGTTGGAGTGTCAGGACTGCTAGGTTTGACTTCCTCGAACCCGAGGCCGAGATACCCGTCAGGGTTATCACGGTCCCTAAAACGCTCCAATCACCACGGATTATCGCCATTGAGCCAACCTGCATGCAATATGCACAGCAGGGCCTCTTTGGCCTTATCCGTGATGGAATTGAGAGAACTAACTATCTCTCATCCATGATCGGTATCGATAACCAGGATCCTAACAGATCTATGGCTCGAGAAGGTTCCCTCAGCGGGGACCTTGCTACGCTCGATTTGAGCGAAGCTTCCGACCGTGTTTCGAATCAGCATGTACGTGCCTTATTCGCTGAGCGGCCTCTTTTGCTGGAGGCAGTTCAAGCGGTTCGGTCACGAAAGGCTGATGTACCTGGTCACGGAGTAATCCGTTTGGCCAAGTACGCGTCTATGGGTTCAGCTCTCTGCTTTCCGATTGAGGCGATGGTCTTCTTGACCGTTTGCTTTCTCGGAATAGAAAGGGAGCTTAGTGATGCTCCACTTCCTGGTGAGTCGCTCATCAAGCGATTTCACCAGCAGGTGCGTGTCTTTGGAGACGATATTATCGTTCCCAGAGACTATGTGCTGTCAGTTGTTAACGAACTTGGTGTTTTTGGACACCAGGTTAACGTTAGCAAGTCTTTCTGGACCGGAAGGTTCAGGGAGTCTTGCGGACGGGAGTACTACGATGGCCAAGACGTGTCAATTGTCAAGGTCAGAATGGTACTTCCGACACAACTGCAGGATGCTGACCGTGTGATTTCTGCTGTTTCGTTACGCAACCAGTTCTACTGGGCTGGTTTGTGGCGGGCCGCAGATTGGATGGATGACTATCTGGGAAAGTTGTTAAAACACTTTCCCAACGTAGCTCCAACCTCGCCGGTGCTAGGCAGGGAGTCAGCGCTGGGTTACCAATTCCAGTCGCTGGATCCATTAACTCACAGCCCCCTAGTTAAGGGCTACTACGTGAGTTCCGAACCTCCTCTCGATCCTCTTGAGGGGGACGGTGCCTTGCTGAAGTGCCTTTTGCGCATGGAGGAAAGGCGGTATAGTCTAATCGACTTGCCGTCACAACCTCGTGTGCACGTCGGCGATGCGAACGTCGATGCCAAGCACTTAGAGCGTTCTGGACGCCCCGAGCGCGTCGACATCAAGCTCGGTAGGAAGTCACCCTTTTAGAGGGTGGCTACGGGTGTAGAAGCCCGTACGGGAGATCGAAAGCCG